TGCGGGTACAAATAGGGGGAGTGATGGTCACAAACAATACGGAGCCAATAGCAGAAGGGGAGCCGACTCAGCCGGTGGAGGCCGTACAGCCTACGGACGAGTCATTAGCGGCCAAGTCGTACACCCAAGACGAAGTGAATCAGATTATGGGGAAGACGCGCCGTGAAGAACGGGGCAAATTCTCAGATTATGGGACGCTTAAAGAACGGGCCGCGAAAGCTGACGAACTGGAGCAGGCACAACTGACGGAGAAGGAGCGACTGGAAGCGCGGGTAGAGCAGGCCGAAAAGAATTCCCAGGCCGCCGATCAGCGAATTACAGAAGCAATGATTGCTACGGCAGTTCAAGTGCAGGCAGGCCAGATGGGGATTGTTGACCCAGAAGCCGCGTTCTTGCTGGTTGACCGCACCAATATACGGTACACAGCGGAAACGGGGGTTGCTGGCGTAGCTGACGCCCTGACCCAACTGTTAGAAAGCAAGCCATATTTAAAGGGGCCAAATCGGACGCCCAATATAAATCCTGAGGGGAGCCAGGCCGATGCTCCAGTTAGGTTGACCGCTGAACAGCGAGAGGCCGCGAAGTATTTGGGTATGACCGAAGACCAATACGCAAAGGGACTTTAATTTCTGAGCCGGGGATAGAACCCGTAGGGAGTAAATACTATGGCCGCAAATGGTTTTGATTGGAGATACAACGTCAGTGGTGGAAGACCGCTGATTCTCACATTTGTAATGAAAGACACTGAAACTCTAACCAGAGGGGATATGCTAAATATCGAATCTGGCGAGGTTGACCTGGCCGTTACTACTGATGCCGCAATCGCAGGCATATTCGTTGGGCCAGAGAATCCAGAAGACGCAGTGGACGGCAAGCCAGGGACATTGGCAGGAACAGATAGCACAACCATTGTGAAAGCTATCGTGAACCCTGATGCAGTCTATGCTGACGCTAACGACACCGTAGCGCGACTCGCTGGTGCGCTCCTCGACATCTCAGGGGCAACCGGAGCGCAGACGGTGGCCGCATCTAGCAACACAGAATTTGTCGTGGTAGAGCGAAAGAGACAGTCCTCAGACGAGACTCGTTTGCAGATTTGCTCGTCCGCTCACTACCTCGCTAAAGCTCAATAGGAGTAGATAATGCCTCTAACAGCAGGGAATTTCGCAGACCTTCTGAAGCCTGGATTGAAGGGAATTTTCGATGATGGGATAGCTGGGCGTCCCCAACCCATGATTGATATGCTATTCAACGTCCAGTCTTCGACTCGCTTTGAGGAACAATATCAGGGCATGGGAGCGCAGGGGATTGTCCCAGTATTTGAAGGCACGGTTCCCTATACCGACTTCGATGCTGGATACCGGACTGACATCCGTAACTATGAGTTGGCACAGGGTATCCAAGTTGAACGCCGACTTGTAGATGATGACCAGACCGGTCAAATCCGCTCACGCGCCAGCAATATGGCCGAGGCTTTCAATAACACCATTGAGACCGACGCCGCCGACGTTTTCATTAACGCATTTACTGACTCTGGCACTAACCGCCTGGGTTCGTCTATGGCTGGTGCCGATGGTGTGGGCTTGCTCTCAGCGGCTCACCCGTACAGCCCCGCCAACAGTTCAACCACGCAGTCTAACGAGGGAACTTTGACATTAACTATTGATGCCATCGACACAACTCGTCAGGCTATGCGAAATATCACAGATGATCAGGGTCAACTCCTTGGTCTCAATCCCGATATGCTTCTCATTCCACCGGAATTGGAGCGTACCGCGACACAGATTGTGAGCGAGAAGGCTATTTATGAGCCAGGTAGCGCACAGTACGATGTGAATATGTTCTCTGGTCGATTCCGACCTGTGGTCTGGAACCGTCTGACTGACCCAAATGCCTGGTTCTTAATTGACTCCCGGCTGATGAAACAGCACCTAATTTGGCAATGGCGCGTTCGTCCAGAGTTTGCCCAATCGGACGACTTTGATGGTCTGACAGCTAAATTCCGTGGCTATATGAGATACGGAATCGGCTGGACTGACTGGAAATGGATTTTCGGCCAGAACCCTAGCTAAAACTAAATAAAGGCAAGCTGGCGGTGGGTGTCCCATGTATGCAAACGCAATGGCCCCGCCGCTGGTTTCTTAAATTGAGGAGGAACTGGCTATGCCTACTAACTTTCCATCG